CTAGGCATAATAACAGCCATCTACTTTAACTAATATCAAGAAATGATAATAGTCAGATGGATACTTGCTTACATTGTGATAGGTTATTTGATATTGTCATATCTCTATTATAGGCTCTTCCACCTGTCCATCATTAACTTTATCTGTGTCAATTGTCATAGTGAATTCTTTGAAGAAATATGACCTAGAATAATTGAATACCTCCGTTCCATCTATTAATATAACAATATTACTCTCAAATAAGAAGCTTAGAGCTTTGATGCATGAAGGATGAAGGGTTGGGATCCAAAGAGCAGTTTTCATGTCTTCCCACTCTGATGCAGATATTATTCCAACATCATAACTGTTCTTAATTTTATCAGATGCATAGCTCAGCATGAATTCGACATTTGTCATAGGAGATGGATGAGAGACTGGGTTTATGTATAGCTCTCTACTGACAACAACATCATATAAAGATATTAAGAATTCATTCTTATTGAACAGATGTAATTCTGTTGATGCAGTCATAGTTGTGTTGATGGAAGACAACCAATTTTTTTCAGATTCTAATCTATTAAGCCTTCTTTGCATTGTGGACAACAATGGCCCTGACAATGTGGGTAAGATCTGTTGAATTTGTCTGATTTCTACATCTAATTTCACTGGGTCTCTTTGGAATTCTCCTCTAGCTGCTGAAGCCGACAGGAAGTCACTTACACTTTCTGTATCAATAAGTGTATGTATGGGATCTAGGGCCTGGGAATGGTAATCTCCATACCCCATTGTTACATATAATAATGCTCCACCTGGGCCTGTTAGTCTTCTGGTGGAATTGAGTTTCCCTTCTTTAAGATTCTGGAATATCTCATTAGAGCCCTCCATGTCTTTTAATAGATCTAAGAAAGATGACATAAAGACTTCGACCTGACCTGTATTTGAGCGATAAGTTTCATCCTGCCAAGACTGTAATTGAGTTATATCTCTATCTTGAGTAGAAAACATATCCTTGATCTCATACAGAGCATCATCCTCTATATTCCATTCATCCTTGGAGTACACAGAATGAGTTTCCTCGGAACTATCAGCCTCTTCCATGGAGATGAATGATTCTGTTCCTTTCTCTAACAGATTCTTCTTATCCTCAATGTCCCACTTGTCAATTAAGGCATCTAGAACTGAAGAATCTAAGTTAAATTTCTCTAGATAAGACTTGTATCTTAACTTAGTTTCTTCTATTTTCTCTTGGGATATTAGTAGAGGTTGAGAAGAACCCGGTACACGTACAGTGTTACTCAGATATTCATATTTCAGATCAGAAAAATTCTGTCCTCGGAGTTTTCTCTTCAAAAACTGTCTAACAATCTGGTTGAATTTTATCATGTCATAGTTAGAGTCTGGCCTCATATAGTTCCTATTATCTAGATGTATTTTGAGTATTTTAACATCCTGGGTTTCAGAAGGGTAGAACAGTTGACTCAACATTGTGATTGGTCTGCAAGGCACTCCTTTACACCAATTCATGAAATTTTCGTCCTCCATATTGGGGCATGGCAACAAAGGATCCCATGTATGTGATCCAAATGTTTCACTGAGAATTGTATATTTTAGATAGTTATTATGTTTGGAAGTTCCTGAAAAACACAACTTAAGAGTGTCGCCTTCATTGTCAATAAACCATTCCTGATCTAGAATTTTATCCTTGACTCCCAGACTTAAATTTCTATCCACTATTAGTGGACATGAACCTGAGGGCTTACTACTACTCCTGATGATATTTCCAGTTGAGTCAAAATAAAGATTGTTATGAGAAGGTAGAGGGTCAATCTTAAAAGACATCTGGAAGTCTCTTAATAGCATTTTGATTGATCTTGCTTGGGCTGAAATATCTGTCAATCTAGCAATTTTCACATAAATGACTTCCTTGTCTATCATGGATATCATAGTATCCACACCTCCAATCTGCCCTATCCATTCACCTGACCCAGTATAACCTTTGGAATCTCTACTCTGTCTTTTTTGGAAATAACCAACAACACCAATTTTGCTCTGTTCAATTGCATTTAAGATATCCAACTTGTTGGCTCCTTCTAACACTGCCCGGAAAACTCTCAATTTTATCTCAGATGCTGTAGAAAGATGGAATGGATGACTCAATGCCTTGGATTGTCTGATAAGTTCTTTTACTTTTGACAAGGAATAATTCTTCTTGTAGAAGTATGATAATAAACAATGTATTGAGTGTTTTAAAGTCTTAAGCTCTGTGTCATATGGATCATAATGAGTTCTAACCTTGGTCTTGGGCCAAAATATTCTAGTAGCAGTGTTCCATAAACTACTGGTTCTTGTAGTTGAGTCCTGCAGATGGACTGTCCTTGTTTTGTCAGAGATACTTTGGAGAAATCTAAATAGAGATATATCTTCAAATCCCAACTTGTCTAGTGTTTCCTTATAAGATTCACATAGGAAAGGATATCTAATTGTTGTTGAGGTCCAAATGAGATCAAAGACAGTCTGACTACAGTGTATGGTTTTGACTCCAAACCACTTCCTTCTCACCACATCCATTAATGGGATCATCACATCAGTCTTCTTCCCCCAAACTAGCACATCCACCTTATTACTCCTTTTCATGGAAACCCTCTGATAGGACAATGAGTCATGTAAGGCTTTAAGGTAACCCTCGAAGGAATCATACTGCTCCTGATTACAGAACCATACATCAGTAGATTTTGATCCTAAGACTTCAGAGCATAATTTCTTTGGGGTGGATTGTTCTTTTAACCATGTTAATAATGACTTCTTTATCCTTTGTCCTCCATATGTCTTTCCTGTCACACAAGGGGTGTTAATTAGGTATGTGCTAGATGCCATCATTCTAGCAGTGGGCTGATATGATGATAAACTTGCTTTAACTCCAGGATTATCCAGGGCCAACACCATCTTCAATTCTTCTTGATCCCAGGTGTTCAGGCTAAGATACAACAACTCTGGATTATTTTTTACTTTATTCAATAGAGACTCCAGTTTTGGCAATCCAGTATCCTTCACCACACTCTCATAGTGTTTTATATTTGAGAATCGAATACAGAATGACCTTAAACTCTCTCTCAGACTCTTATCAATTTTGGAGTCATATTCAATGGTGGCTGTTTCAGATAGTGCTTCTATCTCCCAATTAGACACCTGTATCCCTTGCTTGGCTAGTAGATACAACTGAAAATCAAAGCCTGTTATTCCAGCGATGTGATCTAATTCCAGAGGGAAATATCCAAGTGAGACATTCTTAGTCCTCTGTAGCTCATTGAAAGTGTCAGAGGTTAGTAGGTTGCTACCAAGCCCCATCAATTTATAATGAAGAGAAGCTTGACACATTTGAGTCACTGCACATAGTAAGGTGGAAGATCCTGTTTCTAAAGATTGTGTCAGTGAATTATAAAAAACTTCAACCCTAGATGGCAATCTCTCAACTAGAGTAGTGGATAAGCAGGCACTGTTCCATCTAAAGGTTGGTTTGATGTTCCTTCCAGAGAAATACCAGTCTGAATTATATTCAATCAAACTAAGTGTTCCTACTGATGTTTTAGGAACACTAGTCCAGATGCTTGAATATTTAGCCATTTCTTCTTTCCACCATAATAGGCCAATGGTCAATAGTAACATCCCAGGATTATGAGAAGGAATGGAAATCAGAGCACCTGAATCATCGCTCCCTTGTATATGTGTGATTACACTTGGTGTCTTCAGGATTATGTCATAAAAGGATTTTGTCAAAACTGCCCAATGAGTCTGCACTATGTTGTGTTTCAGACAGGAGGCATCATGCAATATGCCTTGAAACATTCCGAAACCAATTTCCATGAATGTACCTCGTCTTTCCAGAAATGGATTCTCACCTCGATGGAAAGCATCTCTCATTTTGATGTAGTCAGGATTTGTGCTAAATGCATCTCTATTGCGGTCCAAATTGTCTAGTAAATGAGGGTCTACAGCTATTCTTTTTTTAGTCCATAGATAGAATACACAGTATAAAAATTGATGCATTTCAGGGGGGGTAAAGTAACACATGTCAAAGAAAAACTGTGAGACATGATTTCTCTGACACCACTTGCTTGCATCAGCTGACTTCCCAAGAGTCACATGATTATTAAGGACAGCTTCTGATTCTTTCTCATGATCAAAATAAAATTTTTTCTTGCAATTCGGACTGCAGACAGAGTCATTGTCAAAATATTGACATATTTTCTTTGCAATCTGCTCAGTCAAATACTGAATCATCCTAGCAAGGATTTCTAAAACATGTATTTCTCTTACTCCATTGTGTTGGTCTTTTATAAATAGATCTGATAGTATAAATCCCCTCTTAAGCAGTTTTTTCATAGACCATAAAGTTACAGTCAATACTGAAGGCTGATGATCCTCTGTGTCATTCATATAGTCTTGCAGCAACATATTTAAGGTGGTTATAACTCTTGGTCTTTTCCCATTTAGATTAGGGTTCAGTTTTTTAAATTCTTTTAAATACTCATCCCTAGTTAGACCATCAGACCATGTGGGCAATTTTTGGCCATCAGTGTAATCCTTTGAACTTGCCTTTAGTGTAGATATATTTGAGAACTTCAAGTGATGAATGGTGTTATAAATTGACTTGTGCATGCTTTTCAAAAAGGAAGGTCCATGCTTATCCTCTAGATGTCTAAAACATGCCTTTATAGCTTGTCTCTCTAGGGCATAATCCCACCTATGCTTTTCTGGCTTATCCAATAATCCCCATATTTTGGTGTCAGTTAGTATTAACTTCTTATGTGCTTCATTCTGCTCCTTGAAAACCTTGTTGAAGATCTGAAATGTGTGATCTCCCATTGCACTCTTATTCTTTGTTACTACATAAGAATAATAAAAGGAATCAATCAACTGATCAATCTTGACAAACCCTGAATGATATATTGTCCTTAAGTTTTTGTGAGACCACTCTACACCACTCATGTCAGTCATCTTCCTCCTAGTGATTCTATGCTTACCATAGAATTCCATTATTTTGATTATCCTCTTCAGACTGAAAACTGATAATCTACTCCTAAGAATTAAAGGAAGTCTATCCACATAATCATATATATTCCCACCCACTTCTTGTAGTAACTTCATATACAGGAATCGTAAGTTGGTGAGCATTTCCTCATGATCAATTTTATTGTTGAGAAAAGTAAGCACCAGATAATTGAGAGTCTGGAAATATTCGCTATTCATTAGCCAATCTCCAGTTGTAAAGGGCACCTCAAAAGAATGCAAAAGATGGGCAGAAATCATAAGGATATAAGGTCCAGACTTCAAAAAATGTTCTAAGTAGGGTTCTGTTATTGAAACAACATCAGTAATCAAATAGTGTTCAGTCTCATAAGATCTTGCTCCTATATGACCAGTGTCTATAGACTTACAGTATAGCTTATCGAAACAAAGTGAAAAAAACACATGTGTGCCTGTGCAGACCATAGCAATGACAACTTTGAATCTTCTTAGTGCTTTCATTATCCATTCACCAGGTTTTGTAGGAGTTTTATATTCTGCTGAAATTTCTATGCAGATGTCTGTTATTAATTCACCAAGTTGCACAACTTCCAATTGAGACAATAGAGCAAACATCTCTACACTATCAGGAATGTCTTTGAGATTCAATGGATTCCTAATTTTCTCATTCATGATAAATGTGCTAACTGGGTCATCATGTACAGCCTTTCTCCAATTCTCATTGGTTATCATGTTTTCAGTCCTATTCCAGAACTCTTCAATATCCTGAGTGTTTGTGCTAGGATGGAAGGACCATTTTGAGTCTAATTCCTTCCTTCGTAACTCTTCATTATTGGATAGGGCTTTAGCCTGCACGCCTTGGAGAGCAAGTTCTAATTCCTGCTCCTCCAGAAATAATGGTTTAACCACAGAGGACTTCCTTATATCGTGAATGGAATGCGAATATGAGGTACCATAATTGTACTTATATTTTTTGAATTTGTCTTCAGTCTCCAGAGCACTCATTCTAGATCTAATGAGCCAACCAGTTTTACTTAGATGTTCTCTGCTAATATTCTCTAGAAAACTTATATTCTTGAATAAAGTGAACAATGAGGATGGACAGTTCACATTGCTACCCAGATCAGACCAAGAACCTCTAGATAAGAGAGGTTGAGGCATAGCCACAATCATAGGGAAAATGGTAACTAATTTGTCTTTTTTCCTTGTATTGTCTTCTGTGAAGTGCTCCATATACTTATCCAAAGCTTTTTCATCATAATGACAAGAGTCACCTTTTAAACCCTGTATGAGAGTCTCATGTATGATTTTCTCAGCATGAGAAGATTCTTCAGAAGACTCATTATTGAGAACACGAACAATATCACCATTCATGTGTTGATTAGTAGGGAGAATCAAAGATTCATTGAATTTTAAGAACTGACCTCGTATTGATGATTGTCCCTTTATTTCATCCTCAGTTCCAGTTAGTGGCAGGTTAAGAATAGATTCAACCAAGTTTTCTATTGCTATACCAACCTTACACCTAAGGACATATTCTTGGGATTCTCCTGAAGATAAGGGCATGTTAGTCATGATGTTGTATGGACTTACCACCAAGATGAGGTAACTAACCTCATTTATAGTCAAGATATCCTCATAAGCAATTCTTTTAGAAATGTAGGAAGCCTCCATGCTCTTTGGTTGGCCACCAGCATTAGTTGCTAGTTCAAGAACAACTTTTGGAGACTCGGTGATGAAATCCGGTGTCAGATTCATTTGTATACCCAGTGTTCTTAAGGATCTGTCTGTTGAACCTCTAAATTGTGTAGCTACAAAATCATGCCTCAGTGAGCACAGACCCTGGTATGACAGAGCTCTGGTTCTATATGTTTCTTCCAGTCTGTTGGAACCATATTTTGACATTGTCATATCATTATATTCAATGGTGGCTTCAACTTCATAGTAGTAGTCTTCCTTTGAAGCATTTGCTTCATCTGCTCCTTTTATGATTGACTCCTGTCTCAACCATTTCCTTGCCTCACAATTTTTAATCACAAATTTTGTTCTCATTATAGGCTCAATGAAACTAGGATCGCTAATCAAAGTTGAGATAAGGGTGCCATTCCTGATGATCTTTTTATCTAAGTCAGAACTAGGGCTAGGAAGAATACCAACATAGTCAACAATGTCACTAAATTGACAACTTATGTCATGTGATAAGCAAGATGAACATCTTGTTAGTCCGACTAATATAATATCATCATCAAATTCTGTCTGTTTGTTGCAGAATTGGCAGATTTTATCTACATAATCCTTCACCACAGGAAATTCATAATTTGAGTCTGGATAACTATATTCTCCATAAATGTGCAGCCTAGAGTTATTGAGAGAGGCTTTTAGATCCATGAAATCTGATCTCAACCTCATGCCATATGTCAAAAGGTTTTTAGGGAAATCATCTCCATCTAGTGTGAGAATTGATAATCTATCATCTCTGTAGAAGATCATAGAAAGGCAACATCCTGGAATTAGTGGAATGCAATCTTCACAGGCATACTCTGAATGCACACAAGAATGCATAGCATAACTCATCATGAACTTGTCTTTGTTGGATAACTCATTATATATCAGATCCCTTAGTTCTGGAATGGAATGCACTCTATTGATTGATTTACTGTCATATATCCTCTGAGGAGGGAGAACACAGGCTGTAAGCCTGTCTGTTATGGGGTCAAAGCACCTTGGACTGACCATTTCTAGTTCCCTTTGCCCATTCTCTCCATACCTATTCTGAATGTTGATATTTAACATTGTGGCCAGTGTGTCACCCACATCTGGTGAGTTACTTCCATAAATTTCTCTATATATTTCATTTGAGTTCCAAGATTGATCATTCATGTTCAATGCCTTATTTTGCTTGTTTTTTGGTTATATTGATTGGCTTTCTGTGTTTG